TATGAAAAAAAAGAAAAACTTCAGGAATCTTTTGTACAAGAAACCGGAGTGAACATAAAACAAATACTAAACATGACGGAAAAACAATGGAATCCTTCGTCAGATATTATTGATTCTTACTATCTATGTAAATACGGAGCTCAAAAAAATGATTGAAAGTATGATACTAAAAGTGATAACTTTCTTTGTTGATGTTGGTGATTGGTTTAAGAAAAACTTTTTTCATCACAATCCTCATGAAGTAAAAAAAGTTGAAGAAACTATTGAAGCAACACCTGAGGTAAAGTCTGCTAAAGAATTTATGCAGCAGTCAATTGAAACTGTTTCTAAAGCCCAACAAGACCTTAATGCAAAGATCATTGAAGACGTAAAACAAGTTGAAGATGTAGAAATCGCTTATCACCAGAAATTTCTTGCAGAACTTGCACAATTTGTTGAAACGGAAACTAAAGTTGCAGAAAAATTAGTTGAAGAAGTTGAAGAAGTAGTTGCTGATGTTGCTGAAGTCGTAGAAGAAACAGCAAAGAAGGTAAAGAAATCTACTAGAAAGAAAAAGACAGAGGAAGATTAATGAATGATCCGGAACAAGTCATTGTTGGTATGGATCGCAATGTTCCGGTTATTCAAGGGTCGTGTCCTAAATGTAACATTGGGAATAGATCATTGATCTTAATTGATTTTGTTCCTAATTATTCTAAATCAGAAGATGGAATAATCTACATGAAATGTGTAGGTTGTTTCACTGTATATAAAACACAAGTTAAATTTGTTTCAGAGTGAAAATATGATTGAAGTTTATGGAAATGCTGAAAATATGATTGAAGTTTATGGTCAAGATGGTTGCGTTTATTGTGAAAAGGCTGTATCATTACTAAATGAACGCCAAATGCAATATAGGTACTACAAGATTGGTACTGATATTACAGGTAAAGAATTTAAAGAAGTGTTTCCTGAAGCAAAAACAGTTCCTGCTATTGCTATCTTTGGATTCTATATTGGCGGTTATGAAGCATTAGAAAATTATCTTGAGGAGATATCAGGTGGATATGGCGATTCAGTCTAAAGACATTCTTATTTCATTGTTAAAGAATGAGATTGTAGAAGTAAAGTTTAATAAGGTAGATGGTACTGAACGTATCATGAAGTGCACTCTTAGAGAAGATCATGTAGTGCCTTATGAAAAGGTTGCTGAAGGTCGCGAAAAGAAAGTGAATGAAAATATTATCTCTGTGTGGGATACAGAGAACGATGGGTGGCGTTCGTTTCGGTTTGACTCAGTTATCTCGTTCCATAAATACGAGTAACAGAAACAAACATAGATTGGGAAACCTATGGAAGATCCTTTTTCCCCACCCGTGATGGCAAAAATAATTGCCGGATTTGGTGGTTTTATTGGCGGAGCTACCTTCATGGCATTTTACAAACCTAACAATGTGTGGGATGCAGCAGTAAGGTCGTGTGTATGTACGACAACTGCAATCGTTGGTGTTGCGCCACTACTTTCCTATCTAAATTTGCAGATGAATTCTGATCATATTATAGCAGCAGCAGCGTTTATTGGATTTTGTTCTTGGAGCACCTTATCACTATTTGCTAGGTTTCTATTAAAAATTCAAGATGAAAAAACAGAAATAAAACTTCCGGATTTTATACAAACTAAAAAATAACTATCTGATAGGTGAATTTTATTATGAAATATACTATTGTAGATTCTATTGAAAAAAATGAATTGAATATGAAGGCACGGGGCGGCACTGAATTGATGCAGGAAAGACTTGCATCGTCAATTCCCGCAGATTTGCTTTCGAAATTTCAAATAATTCCTTCACGGGTTCGGGAAATAGATCCTAATAAGAAAGCCATATTGTGGCTTCATGATCTTCCTGGCGACCCAGAATCACAACATCTTAAAGATGTAATTTTGAGAAAACGTTTTGCAAAGATTGTTGCTGTATCAGATTGGCAGATGCAGATGTATAGTGCATATCTAGGCGTTCCTTATAGTGAATGTGTAGTTATCAAGAATGCTATTGAACCAATCAAAATTCAAAAAAAGAATGTTGATGATAAGATCAAGATTATCTATCATACGACTCCTCATAGAGGATTAGAGATTCTTGTTCCTGTATTTGAAAAACTTTGTGAAAAGTTTAATAACATAGAATTAGATGTGTATTCTAGTTTTTCTATCTATGGATGGGAACAGCGTGATGAACCTTACAAAGAAATATTCGAACGCTGCAAGTCACACCCAAATATCAACTATCATGGTGCAGTGCCCAATGATCAAATTAGAGAAGCATTGAAAGAATCACATATCTTTGCATATCCTAGCATTTGGCCTGAAACTTCATGTCTTGCTGCTATTGAAGCAATGAGTGCAAAGAATATTGTAGTATGTCCTAATCTTGCTGCGCTTCCTGAAACGTGTGCAGGGTATGCTAACATGTATCAATGGTCTGAAGATGTAAATGAGCATGCTAATAGATTCTATAATGTGATGGTATCTACTATCAGTGAAATACTAGCAGACAAAGATTCATATCAAAATAGATTAGTATTTCAGAAGCATTATTACGATAATGTTTATAACTGGAATAATAGAGCTATTCAGTGGGGTGCTTTGCTAGAGAGTCTTTGCTAAGACTTTCATTCAAATCAGGTAGTAATTGTCGCCAGGTGACAGGTACGTTTTGAATCTCATCGTACTTGTCGCTTACCTCTGCAAATTGATTTAAATATTTTTGATCTTCAGTATGATGTAAATTATTTGATATTTTAATTAATTTATCATATACTATTGCATTATATTTTTTTGAATTTATCATATTTTCTGCATATGATATCAATTCATTTTTCATTTTTTCTTTTATATCTTTAGGTAAACAATAAACACTCAAATACCAGGGTCCATCTAAAATAATAATTTCTATGTTAGAATATTTAAAATTTGATAATATCCAATCAACTGTTTGAATTAAATTATTATAATTGTAAATTTGTAATACAATATGAAAATCTAATGTTATATTATAGTTAGATAAAAATAATGCTTGATCAGCAAAATATTCCCATTTAGATCCTTGTCTTATATATTCGTATGTATTTTGTATTCCATCACAACTTAATTGTATTGTTGTTGATTTAAATTCTTTAAACAAATAATTGAATTCTTCAATATTATCTAATTTTGTTCCATTTGAAAAAAATCTCAAATCAATATTTTTAGAAACAGGAAGCAACTCTTGTATAACCTCATAAAGATAAGGTTCCATAAAAGGTTCGCCTCCAGTAAATACTATACGAGATAAATTTGATTTTGTAGAATTTAATATATTTTTGATCTCATCAGGTTCAAGTCGACTCAAAGGATTTTTAATATATTTTTTGTATGAATTTTCTAAAAAAACAACCTTATTTAATTCTTCAATAGGAGAAGAATTTTTTAATACAGGAAGCGCTTCATTCCAATCTTTATTAATTTTTGTAGAATATTTAGGAGAACACATTCTACATTTTAAATTACATAGATTGCTTATTCGCATTTCAATACTATTCAATTGATTGATATTTAATCTTTCATTATTATTGATTTTATTTTCTAATTTATTTTTTCCATGTGTAGTGATATACGTTTTATTTTCTATTTGTCTATGAGATGGTGCTTTATTTTTTCCTTCTAAAGAATAACAAGGTGCTTCACAATAAACATTTTTTTTATTTTCTAACATATCTTTTCGTATAGACAATACTTCTTCACAATTCCAAAATTTTTCTATTGTTTCGTATTTTTCTTTTGTTGCTATTTTTGGTGCTTTGCAGCATAAACGCCAATCACCATTATTCGTGTAATCTACGTGATTAAAAGCTAATGAACATATAGTAGTTTCATTATTAATATGATTTACATATTCCTTCATTTTAAACTTTCATTCAATTCTGGCAGCAATTGTCGCCATGTAATAGGAACATTTTGAATCTCATCATATTTGTCACTTGCTATTACAAATTGATTTAAAAATTTTTGATCTTCTTTATAATACATTTTATTAATTATTTTTAATATTTCACTATGAATAAAGTTTTTAATATTATTAGGAAATTTATTTGAATTCAAAATATTTTTTGAATATTCTAATAATTCATTTTTTGTTTTTTCTTTTAAATTTGCTGGTAAACAATAGATACTTAAATATTCGGGATTATTTAAAACAGTAAATCTAATTGATGCATCTTTAAAATTGTTCAATACCCAATCAATCATTTTAATGATATTATTATAATTATAAATTTGAACTACTAAATGAAAATTTAATTTTACATTATAATTAGATAATAATAATGCTTGATCAGAAAAATATTCCCATTTAGATCCTTGTCTTATATAATTATAAGTATCTTCGATTCCATCACAACTAAGAGATATGTTTACTGATTTAAATTGTTTAAACAAATAATTGAATTCTTCAATATTATCTAATTTTGTTCCATTAGATACAAATTGAAGATATATATGTTTAGCTTCATCAATTAATTCTTTTATAGCGTCATACAGATAAGGTTCCATAAAAGGTTCACCTCCTGTAAAA